ATTGCTATAACTGATCCAAACCAATTTGAACCAGATGAAACAGATAACACTAATTAGTTTACTTCTTATAGTGAGTGGATGTTCCCTTATCCCTTCACAAACTAAGCCGGTCGAAGTTGTCAGCATAGCTGCGATGCCCAATATTTATCACCCCCCTCTCCCATTGGAATTGCAGCTTGTTGACATAGATTGGACTATTTTTACACCAGAACTAATGGAAGAGTACCTAGCAAATGTAGAAAAAGGTGAAGCACCAGCAATGGCTTTTTATACTCTTAGCACAAAAGATTATCAAAATTTAAGCATGAATACAGCAGATCAAAAAAGGTACTTAAAAGAAATATTATCTATTGTGGAGTATTATAGATCCCTAGATAAAAAAGAAGGAGAAGAAGATGAGTAAAGCACCAGACGCTTTTGTATATAATTGTCAACTTAAAAAAGTTATAGACGGCGATACCGTTCGGTTAGAAACTATAGATCTAGGATTTAGTGTTAAATTACACAATAAGTCTGTAAGGGTGGCCAAAATTGACACTCCAGAATCTAGGATCAACATAAAAAAATATCCAGAACGCGCAAAAGAAAAGGAGCTTGGTTTATTAGCAAAACAAAAAATGAAAGAATGGTTGGTAGGAGACATAACATTGAAGTCTTATGGCACAGACAAATATGGAAGAGTATTAGGTGATATTTTTTGTAGTAAAGGAAATGTTGCTGACTTGCTTAAAAAAGAAAATCTTGCCGTTGATTACGATGGCGGAAAAAAAACAAAAGTATGGGGAGAATAGAATGAAAATATCACAAGAAGGATTATCTTTAATAAAAAAATTTGAAGGATGTCCAACAGATGAAGACGGCAACGTAGTAAGTTATCGTTGCGCTGCAAATGTAGCTACCATAGGATTCGGCTCAACAAAATATAAAGGTAAACCAGTAGAAGACGGTATGAAGATTACTATGCAAGAAGCAGAAGACTTACTCATACACGAAATGGACGAATACGAAGGTTATATAAATCACATGGTAGAGTCAGATTTAAAACAGAACGAATTTGACGCACTTGTTGCCTGGGTTTTTAATTTAGGACCGTCAAACCTGTCTAGTAGCACGCTTTTACAAAAACTAAACAATAAAAACTGGGACGAAGTACCAAACCAAATCAAGAGGTGGAATAAAGCCGGTGGACGCGTGCTTGAGGGACTTGTCAGACGAAGAGAAGCAGAAGCCTTACTATTTGAAGGTAAGGAATGGCACGAAGTATAGCGATATGTAATACTACACCTAGGCGCTTGCGCTTAGGGATAAGTAGTTACTATGTCACTACCTAATTGCTTATCCCGTCTTTAATAGGATTAATATGAGTAGAGTTTCAATTAAAGATTTTGATATTTTGTCACCGCAAGATAAAGAAGAAGCTATTGCACTACTACACAGATACGACCAAATAGACAAGCAAGATGTCTGTCAAAACGATTTTATAAAATTTGTAAAACATTTATGGCCAGAGTTTATTGAAGGCCGTCACCATAAGATTATTGGTGACAAGTTTAACCGAATAGCAGAAGGTAAACTCAAACGGTTAATTGTATGTTTGCCACCTAGACACTCTAAATCTGAATTTGCATCAACATACTTCCCTGCTTGGATGATGGGCAGGCGTGGAGATCTTAAGATAATACAAACAACTCACACAGCCGAACTCGCAGTGCGTTTCGGTAGAAAGGTCAGAAACATTATTGATAGCGAAGATTATCAACACATATTCCCGGATCTAAAACTACAAGCTGACAATAAATCTGCTGGTAGATGGACAACTAATCAAGAAGGCGAAAGTTTCTATGCTGGTGTAGGCGGTGCAATTACAGGTCGTGGTGCGGATCTTCTTATCATTGATGATCCTCATTCAGAGCAAGATGCTTTATCACCTAAATCTTTGGAATCAGCTTATGAATGGTACACCTCTGGACCTAGACAGCGTTTACAGCCTGGAGGCATTATTGTAATAGTAATGACAAGATGGAGCACCAAAGACTTGGTTGGTAAAGTTTTAAAAAAACAAGGCGATGAAAACGCAGATCAATGGGAAGTAGTTGAGTTCCCTGCAATTATGCCAGAAACAGAAAAACCACTATGGCCAGAGTTTTGGAAAAAAGAAGAGCTGCTGTCTGTCAAAGCTTCTTTACCTATATCTAAATGGAACAGTCAGTGGATGCAAAACCCTACAGCTGAGGCTGGTTCTATTGTAAAAAGAGAGTGGTGGAACAGATGGGAGCGTGAAGAAGTACCAGATTATAACTATGTCATACAAAGCTACGATACCGCTTTTTCAAAAAAAGAGACAGCTGACTACTCTGCAATAACTACCTGGGCAATCTTTGAAACACAAGATGGTGAACCAGATGGTATTATATTATTAGATGCAAAAAGATTTAGGGTTGACTTTCCAGAGCTAAAAAAGATAGCCTATGATGAATACAAATACTGGGATCCAGATTGTATATTGATAGAGGCAAAAGCGTCTGGAACACCATTGACGCAAGAACTTCGTAGAATGGGCATACCTGTCACATCCTATGCGCCAAGTAGAGGACAAGACAAAATTGCAAGAATGAACAGTGTTGCACCAATATTTGAGTCTGGTATGGTTTGGGCACCAGAAGATGATTTTGCAGATGAAGTGATTGAAGAAATGGCATCCTTTCCTTTTGGCGACTATGACGACTTTTGTGATAGTGCTACAATGGCTTTGATGCGATTTAGACAAGGTGGTTTTGTATCTTTAAAAGAAGACTACCAAGAAGAAGTAGCTTTAATGAGAAAAAATAGAGTGGTTTACTACTAATGGAAAGACAAAAAAAGATATACGTGACAAGATTTATACACGATTCTACAGAATACGTAGGTCCAGATATACATGCAGAAAACGCAGAACAAGCACAATTTATCGCAGAAGCAAATGGATTAATTATTGACGGTGAACTTACAGATTTAATTGGAGTTGTTACCGAAAACAGACCGAGGGTGCTACACTAAATAACATGGCTATTGAGAGAAGATTAGGAACCGAAGAAAACCCAGATATTATAGATCAAGGATCTGCGGTTGAAATAATACCAGAACAGTCAAGATCTGACCAAATACAAGAAGCAGCACAGATATTAGTCAACGAACAAGAAGTTTTACTAGATGACGAAATAGACGCAGAAGAACCAATGCCAGAAATGGACTTTAACTCAAACTTAGTTGAGTTTATAGACGAGTCTGTTTTACAACAAATATCATCTGATTTAGTCAGCTCAGTAGAAAGCGACAAACAATCAAGAAGCGAGTGGGAAAAAACATACACAGACGGCCTTAAGTATTTAGGTATGAAATTTGATGATGCCCGATCACAACCCTTTGAAGGATCCTCTGGCGTTATACACCCAATATTAGCCGAAGCTGTAACGCAGTTTCAAGCACAGGCATATAAAGAAATGTTGCCGGCCAAAGGACCTGTTAAGACAGAAGTTATTGGCGCAAGAACTATAGATACAGAAAATCAAGCAGAAAGAATCCAGGAGTTTATGAATTATTACATTATGAATGTAATGCAAGACTACGATCCAGAGCTTGATATGTTGTTATTTTATTTACCTCTTGCTGGTTCTGCATTTAAGAAAGTTTACTTTGATTTTGTAGCTAATAAGGCCATATCTAAATTTATACCACCAGAAGATCTTATTGTCCCTTACGAAGCATCTGATCTATCGTCAGCTGAGCGTGTTACACATGCAATTAGCATGTCGTTGAATGAAGTCAAGAAACAACAAATTACTGGTTTTTATGCAAATGTAGAAATACCAGAAGATACTTTTGGTGAAGACGACTCAGACATATCTAAACAAATCAATGAGATACAAGGTATTGAACCAAGTTACAAAGAAGACCGCAGTAGAGTTATTTACGAAATACATACTGTTTTAGACATAGAAGGCTTTGAAGACATGGATGCAGAAGGTAAGCCGACTGGATTAAAACTACCGTATATCATAACAATAGACGAAGAATCAGAAACAGTGCTTTCTATAAGAAGAAACTATATAGAAGGTGATCCTCTCAAAAACAAAATTAATTATTTTGTGCAATACAAGTTTTTACCAGGACTAGGTTTTTATGGCCTAGGCTTATCACACATGATAGGCGGCCTGTCAAAAGCATCCACATCTATATTAAGACAGCTTATAGATAGTGGAACACTAGCTAATCTACCAGCAGGTTTTAAGGCTAGGGGTATGAGGATTAGAGATGAAGACGAGCCGCTGCAGCCTGGTGAATTTAGAGATATTGATACCACCGGGGGTTCATTAAGAGAAAACCTTATACCTCTGCCGATCAAAGAACCAAGTAACGTGCTTATGCAACTGCTTGGTATATTGGTAGATTCTGGCAAACGTTTTGCTGCAATAGCAGACATGAACGTTGGTGATAGTAACGCCGCAATGCCAGTTGGCACGACAGTAGCCTTACTAGAACGTGGTACAAAAGTTATGAGTGCAATACACAAAAGATTGCACTATGCACAAAAACTAGAGTTTCAACTATTAGCTAAAGTGTTTGGTGAATATCTACCACCAGCTTACGAGTTTCAAATAGGATCTGGACCAGCAGAAATTAAACAAACTGATTTTGACGGAAGAGTAGATGTAGTACCAGTATCGGATCCTAACATATTCTCGCAAAGTCAAAGAGTTACTCTTGCACAAGAATTATTACAGATGGTTCAATCAAATCCAGAAATACATGGTCCTATGGGCATTTATGAAGCTTACAGAAGAATGTATGGAGCTCTAGGAGTTGACAACGTAGATGCTTTACTGCAACCACCAGCTGACAACACACCAAAACCAATAGATGCCGGATTAGAAAACTCTGGTTTATTAATGGGCCAACCAGCGCAAGCCTTTGATGGCCAAAACCACCAAGCCCATTTAGAAACTCATAAAAGCTTATTCTTAACAAAAGTTGTCCAGGACAACCCACAAATACAATCTATTATTATTAGTCATTGTATGCAACATCTACAATTCTTGTCAGCACAAATGTCAGCTGAGCAAATACCACAAGAAGTACAAATGCGAATACAAGAGATACAAGGACAAATGCAACAAGTGTCTCCACAAGAAGCACAACAAATAGCAACACAAATACAGATGATTTTAGATCAGTTTAGTGCACCAGTTATGGCACAGCTTACAAACGAGTTCTTACAATCTATAGGTCAAGGTGACGGTGGAGATCCATTAGTAGAGATAAGAAAAGCTGAATTAGATCTTAAAGATAAAGAGTTAGATCTTGAAGCACAACAGTTTGATGCAAAACAAAATCAAAGAGCACAAGAAAAATTACTAGATGCTGATTTACAAGAACAACGCATAAATGTGCAAAAAGGTATAGCAGATGATAAGCTACAAGTAGCAATAGATAGATTGGCACAAAATGCTGATTTAAAATTACTAGAATTAGAATCAAGATTGAGGAGTTAATAA